TGAATGACACCGTTAGTGTAGAGCTCGGAGGTCGCCGAATCACTCAACAAAATGCGATGAATACATTTAAGGAAATGACTACCCCGCAGAAATGTCATTATAAAACTGACTATAAAGCAGGTGATGTTTACAAAAACCAACTTTGGCAGTTAATATTAGAGTTCAAAGATGGGATTAAGTTTGATAAAGAGAAGGCTTTCAATAAGTTGGCAAAAGTAATTAACTAACAACTAATCAAATATGAATCAAGAGGAAATAATCAAGCGATTAAAGGAAGGTAATAAATTCACCGGACGAAATGGTGCATTTACAGGTATTGTAACCCCATTAATTTATGCTGATAAAGCAAATATGCTGGTGGTTGAATGCGAAAAGGATGGATGTAAATTTCAAGATGATTGGATTTTACTACATACTATTTGGGGATTTCAAAACGGAGATTATGTATTTATTTAAAACAAACTGAAAATGAATAATTATAAAGAACGTTTTCTCGCTCTGTTAAGTGAGCGAGAAAAATTGATTGAAGAACAAAATTCTTATTCTCGGAAGATAAGAGAAATAGGTGAAACCATTGATAATAACAAAGATAAAATAGATTTAGTTTTTGCTGAAATGCTTAGAGATGATTATGATTTATATCAGCAATTATCTGAACCGGGAAGAAATACTGTATGTGCTAAATTTGAAAGGGATAATAACCTTGTGCAAATAAGTAGAAATATGGGGTATGACAGACCGGTTGACCGTATACGAATTGATGTAAGTAAAATGCTTTAAACCAAACTGGATATGAAACAGACATTAGAAGAAGCAGCAAAAGAAAATATCTTATTTAACCATAGAACGGTTGATCGTACTTTGTCAGGTGGCAACTTGGCGCAATTTGGGATAACGAATTTTATTCAAGGCGCCGAATGGCAAGCAAAGCAATCTCCGTGGATCAGCGTGAAGGATAAGTTACCGGATAATCAAAATATTGTTTTGGTGCGTGACGAATACGGTGGATTCTGTACTGCTTATCTTCACGGCCCAAAGAGTGGATTTATAACTTATGGAGAGGAGGCTTATCGCGAATTCGGAGAGATTACCCATTGGATGCCAATTCCTCCTCTTGAATCAAATAGTAACGGATTAGAGAGAAAGGAGGTTGACTAATTTATGATAAATATACTTCTTTGGCTAACTAACAGGCCCGCATATCGGCTTATAAAAAAGATTAGATGGGAACTGGAGGTGATGGATTTAGCAGATGCTCTTATTGAAGAATTAAAGAAGGAGAAATAATATGAAAGTATGTGAACTTATAGCTTTATTGCAGACTTGCATTCAGGACTTTGAACTAAAAGAGATAATTTTCACCAAAGATAAAAATGGTGAAGATGGAGTGGATATTATATATGATAACGAGGCTATGTTTGGTCAGAAGACAGAAACTGCCAATGAATAATATAAACAATGAGAAAGAAAAGAATAACAGTTAGATTTGATGATCGTACAATGATGCTGTTAAATGAGTTATCTGATATGACCAAAACAAATACATCGGTAATTGTTCGCGGAATGGTACATCGCAATATTGAGGATTTGATTGATAAGGCGGGTAATTGGAAAATAAAGGATGAGAACACTAAAAAACGGAAAGATTGATAAAAGAGTTATGTCTATGATTGTGCGAAACTACGATAAATTGAAGGATTTATGTATTTATCGCACTCATGGGCTATTATGTTCCAAAAGTTATGAGGATATATTTCATGACGCAATATTGTTTGTTTCTCAAGATAAAAAAGCGTCACTTATATCCTCTGAGGAGGAGTTGATACGTTATTTCAATTATCGCTTCCGGATGATACTTTACCAAACTATTAATGATAACAAACAATTAAAAGAGATACCTTATGCCGACTATATACAAACCTCAAAGAAAGAGGACTCAGAAGAATGACAATTATTATGTTGCGGAACGCCGGAAAATCTATAACTCAGAGCGATGGCGTAGTCTGCGTGCATGGAAGTTTGCTTGCAATCCGCTTTGCGAAATATGCCAAAAAGCGGGCAAGACAGTTCCTGCTGAAGATGTTCATCATATTATCTCGTTTATGAGTACCAATGATTCCGTGGAAAGGAAACGTCTTGCCTATGATTACGATAACCTAATGAGTTTGTGTAAACAATGTCATCAGAATATTCACAATGAGAGAATTAGATAAATATATTGTCAAGATCGACAATATGTACTTATCAGAGTTTACCTTCCTATGGATGTATTATGGCCAGCCTTGTGATCTATTGTTTCAAAAGCCTCAGACTGTAGGATGTACCGGCATATGGGTAGTAGTGAAGGATGAGAATACCAAAAGATTCCTAAAGCGGGCAAAGGAGAAGACGGGATGTGAGCTATTTGAAGTAGATAAATAGTGTTAATAAAATAAAAACGGACAAGATGAGGAATATCTATTTTTATGCGTTTTTAGTTGGAAATTGATATAAAATAGTGTGTTTTCGTTTCTTTTTCGGGTGTTTTTGCCGTGTTTTATTGTGTTAAATTTGTGTTAATAGTGATAGTTGCTCCTTTTTATGAGGTTGTTTATCTTATGCGTTATTCCTACGGGATAATCTGATTAAGCGGGAAGAATAAAAAAAATATGTAATGAAAAATAAACTTGTAGTCCTTTGTGTACTAATTCTATACGCTGAATTTATGTTAAAATTAACAAATTATTCAATCGGAAGGGGATAGGGGGTCAAATTTGTGCGTTTTCAGCCTTCGAAACCTCGCCCCACCCTTCTTCACGCGCACGGAACTTTTTTGAAAAAAGCCAAAGTGTTTCGTCCTGTTAAAATCCGTCAGACATATTAATGGTTTTTAGAAAAAAGGAAACGGATATGGCAAAGTATAAAAAGATAAGCTTTAGGATTCCGGATAGTATTCGCCATGATGAGGCTCGGAAGGTTATAGCGGATATTGTGAAACAGCTTAATAAGAATGAGATGTTGGAGGTTGCCGATATACCCCAGTTGCATCGTATGTCAATTGCTTATGATACCTACTTGACGTGTGTAGATATTCTAGCATTGGAAGGATTGACAATGAAAAATTTAAAAGGGGAAATAGTGAAACGTCCTGAGGCCAATTTATTGAAAGAGAGTTGGAGTCAATATCTTGAGTTGGCGAAAGAGTATGGATTGACGGTAAAAAGTAAAGGGCAGATAAAAGCGTTAAATGTTGAGGATGCTGAGGAATCTCCATTAACTGCTTTTTTGAGAGAGAATAAGGAAATGCGTTAATGCAGACAAAAGCGTATTATAAGTATGCACAGGATGTCATAGAAGGCAATGTTGTTTGTGGGAGGTATATAAAACTTGCCGCAGAACGTTTTTTTGACTTTATGGAGAATGACCGGTATGAATTCAGGGAGGAGAAAGTTGACTATGTTATAAAGTTCTTTTCGATCCTGCGTCATTTTACGGGAAGGCATGCGGGAAAGCCGTTTGCTCTCCAGCCTTGGCAACAGTTTGTGATTGCGTCTATTTATGGATTTTATGTGAAGGAGACCAATGAACGCTTAGTAAAATACGTGTATATAGAGATTTCAAGAAAAAACGGAAAGACAGCGTTTGCTGCCGGGTTATGTCTTTTTCATCTTATAGCAGATGGAGAAATGGATGCCGAGGTCGATTTGGCTGCAAACTCAAAAGATCAGGCAAAGATTGCTTTCAAGTTTTGTTCTCAGTTTGCTAAAGGGCTTGATCCAAGAGGAAGGGATCTGGTATCATTCAGGGATAAGGTAAAGTTTGAGCAGATGCTCAGTATACTTCAGGTTTTTGCGGCAGACGATTCCAAGTTGGATGGTTTTAATGCGTCAATGTATCTGATAGATGAGTATCATGCGGCTAAAAACTCCGGATTGAAGGATGTGCTCCAGTCTTCGCAGGGTATGCGCGATAATCCGATGGCTGTTATTATTACTACTGCCGGCTTTGACAAATTGGGTCCGTGTTATCAGTATCGGGAAATGTGTACTGAGGTTCTTTCCGGTTTAAAGGAAAATGATGCCTTGTTCGCGGCCATTTATTCGCTTGACGAAGGGGATGATTGGAAAGATCCTCAAAACTGGGGTAAAAGTAATCCGAATATTGGCGTAACCGTAAAGCCTCAGTACTTGCAGACCCAGGTTCAGTCAGCAAAGAACTCTCCTTCGGAAGAGGTTGGTATCAGAACTAAGAATTTCAACATATGGTGCGATTCTGAAACTATATGGATTCCGGATCATTATATATTGCAGGCATCTGCCGATATTGACTTCGAGCAGTTTAGCGGTATGGATTGTTATGCCGGTATCGACTTGTCCAGCACCAGCGACTTGACTTGTGCCTCATTTATGTTTCCCACAGAAGATAAGTATTATTTCAAAACGTTGTATTACCTTCCGGAGGCCGCCTTGCACGAGAAACGTTTCCGTGATCTATACGGAGAATGGCGCAGGCATAATCTTATAACCATAACTCCCGGTAATGTGACAGACTATGACTATATCCTCAATGATCTTATGCGAATTCGGGATATAGTTTATATTCAAAAAATAGCCTATGATGCATGGAATGCGACGCAATTCGTGATCAATGCGGAAGAAAAGGGATTTCCGATGGAACCTTTTTCCCAGGCATTGGGCAATTTCAACCGTCCGACCAAAGAGATGGAACGTTTAATCCTCTCTGGAAGGGCTGTGATTGATAATAATTTGATAAACAGACACTGTTTCCGCAATGTTACTATGGCAAGAGATAAAAATGGTAACACCAAGCCTTCCAAGCAGTTTGAGGAAAAGAAGATCGATGGAGTGATTGCCAAACTGGAAGCATTGGGTATTTATTTGGTTTCCCCAAGATACGGAGAATTTTATTGATTTGTCAGACACTTTTTTGGTTATACGTAAAAGTGTCTATAATGAGTATAAAAATTCCGTTTACCGGTATAGAAATAAGAAGGGCAACCAAGCAGGAGACTTCCCGTGTCACCGCTTGGAGTTACACTGGCGCAAGACCCATGCTTGCCAGTCGGAGCAAACCTATGCTTCTGTCTACTGTTTATCGTTGCGTTGACCTCATATCGGACAGTGTCGCTGTTCTCCCGCTAAAAACTTATTTACTTGACGAAGATGGATTTAAAAAAGAGTATAAGACTCATCCGGCTTACATGATTCTTGATCTTGAACCGAATGAGGATATGACTCGTTTTGTCTTCTTTAAAACTCTGATGGCTTCTGTACTTCTGACGGGTAATGGATATGCCTACATAGAAAGGGACCGTAATCTGAACTTATTGCAGTTGATATACATACCGACCAGTCAGGTGACGATTGTATACATCACTGATAAAAATGGTATAATGCGTAAGCGTTATCAGGTAGTGGGCTTTAAGGAACTGGTTGAACCAAAAGACATGATCCATGTCCTGAATTTCTCTTATGATGGAATCATCGGCGTATCTACGTTGACTCACGCGCGCCAGACTCTTGGTATTGCTACAAAGAGCGAAGAGCATGCTTCCGGCTTCTTTGAATCAGGGGGTGCTGTCTCCGGAATATTGACTGTTGAGGATAAACGGTTAGATAAGAAGCAGAAGGATCAAATATATGAAACATGGGGAGAGAGAATGTCCCAGCATCCGAACGGAATAGCTGTATTGGAAGGAAACATGAAATATCAGCCGATTACTGTCAGTCCCAAGGATAGCCAGCTTCTTGAAAGTAGACAGTTTAATGTGGTGGATATCTGCCGTTTCTTCTCTGTGTCGCCTGTTAAGGCGTTCGATTTGTCTAAATCAAGCTATTCTACTGTTGAGGCTACTCAACTTCAGTATCTGACTGACACTGCATTGGCTGTAATCACTAAAATAGAACAGGAGATTAATCGAAAAGTATTCCTCAGATCGGAGCGTGGTAGAATTATTGCGGAATTTGACACATCGGCTATTCTGCGTACCGATAAAGCTGCTCAAGCCGCCTATTGGAAGGATATGTTCTATGTCGGGGGTGCTTCTCCAAACGAAATTAGGCGTGAAAATAATCTTTCTCGCGTAGATAATGGGGATAAGGTTTTTGTACCGGTTAATACTCAGACGTTAGATAACGCTTTAATGCAGAAAATGCCTATTGAAGAAGAGATTGATCCCAGTTTGTCAGACAATAAAACGGTTAATAAGTAAAAGATTAGTTATGGATGAAAAAAGAGAGATAAGAAACACGTCATTTCAGGTCCGGGTGACCGGAGAGAATGAAGAAAAAAGAACTGTTGAAGGTTATGCGCTGCTATTTGATACCCCATCAGATGGATTATCATTTACTGAAGTCATTAAGCGTGGTGCTCTTGACGGAGTATTGGAGAAAAGTGATGTTTTTGCTCTATTAAACCATGATCAGAGAAGAGGGGTTCTTGCGAGAAGTAAATATGGTAAAGGTTCTTTGTCGCTGTCGGTTGATGACAAGGGATTAAAATACCGCTTTGACGCTCCCAAAACCGCTCTGGGTGATGAATTGCTTGAGAATATCCGTCGCGGAGAAATCGGAGAAAGTTCTTTTTGTTTCGATGTCGAAAAAGATACATGGGAAAAGAGGAGTGATGGTAGTTGGAAGCGAACAATAGAGAAATTTGGCAATATCTATGATACTTCTCCGGTTTATAATGGGGCGTATAGTAAAACTTCAGTCTACATGCGTGGAAAAGAAGCAGCCGAAGAGGAGCTTCGTCATCGGGAACAGGAAATTCCTGAGTCTTACTACCAAAATATCGAGAAATCATTAAACATTTAATTTATAAATTATGGCAAAAGAAAAAAGTATTACAGATTTGAAGGACGAAAAGAAACAGCTTTCCGCTCGTTCAAAAGAAATCATTGAGAAGGCTAAAGGCGAAAAGCGTCAGTTCTCTTCTGAAGAAAACGAGGAATTGGGAGCGAATCAAGCTCGAATGGCCGAAATTAATCTTGAAATCGAAGAGAGAGAAGAAGAAAATCGCAGTAAACGTCCTGTGAAGACGGTAGCTACTGGAAATAGCGGTTTTTCTATTCGTCGTGCTATTTTGGCACAGATGAATAAAACGGAACAACGTGACAGTGAAGCTGCTGTTATTGAAGAGGCAACCAGATTGCATCGTTCTGTAGCTGCTACTGCTGAAAATTGTGGTGAACTGATTCTCCCTTTGTCGTATCAGAAACGTGCGGCGTACACAGCGGGAACAGAAGCGACCACTGGTGTTGTCATTGACGAGGAACAGCAGGAGCTGTTGTTGCCATTGGAGGCTAACCTGGTACTGTCTCAGGCGGGAGTGCGTATGATGACCGGGCTGGTCGGAAACATCTACTGGCCTAAACATACCGCAGCACAAGTCTTCTGGGAGGGTGAAAATGACGAAGCTAAAGACGGCAAAGGTGAATTCTCTAAGGGTAAGCTGTATAGTCCAAAACGATTGACAGCTTATGTGGACATCTCCAAACAGTTGCTGATTCAGGAGAACCGCTCTGTAGAAGGATTGATCCGTCAGTTGCTTGCTATTGCCATCGCTCAAAAGGTGGAAAAAACAGCTTTGAATAATGCTTCCACTGAAGAAAATGTTCCGGATGGTATGTTCCAGACGTTAAGTGATGTTAGCGGAGCTATAGATTGGGGGAAAATCGTTGAATTGGAAACCAATGCGGACCTGAATAATGCTTTGTTCGGCAACTTGGCGTATATTATGCATCCGTCTTTGGTTGGTAAAGCCAAAACAAAGGTAAAAGATCCATCCGGAGCTGGCGGTTTCCTCTTTGGAAACAATGGTACAGGCATGTTAAACGGCTATCGTGCGTTGCGTACAAACAATATTCCTAAAGGATTGAGAGAAGCGAAAGACGAATTCGGTATCGTGTTCGGTAATTGGGCTGATTACTTCCTGGGACAATGGGGAGCAATTGACATGACTGTAGACCCATACACGCAGGCGACCAAAGGTGCGGTCCGTCTGGTTATCAACTCTTACTGGAACATGGGCATGATCCGTCCAGAGTCATTTACTATCGCGTCAATGAAATAATATGGCATACGTCGAACTACAACTGGCAAAGAAGCATCTGAATGTAGAGGAATCCTTTACGGAAGATGACGAATACATCAAAGGTCTTATTGAGGCTGCTGAGGCTGTTGTAGAGAAGGATATATGCGAGGAATTGAAAACATTGTCCGGAGAGGATGGCAAAAGCCTGCCGGCTCCTCTCCGGCAATGTATTCTTCTGATGGTTGGTCAGTATTATGCGAATCGGGAACCGGTTGCCTTTGCGCAATCAAGTCAGGTCCCCTTGTCTTACAGCCATTTGGTATCACTCTATCGGAATTACAACAGATGAGAGCAGGATTATTAAAATATACCCTTGTGTTTGAGGAACCGATCGAAGAAAAAACCGAAACGGGTTTTATCCGTAAGGACTACCGGGAAGTGTTCCGATGCCGGGCATATCGCAAAAAACAAACGCTTCTCTCTGTTGACGAGAGTGCTTATGAGCAGTTCATTGGTCAGACAACGGTCATGCAAGTTCGGAAATATCCGCAAATTAAGTATGGTTGTCGTGTAAAATACGCAGATAGCGTCTGGGAGATAAAGATGATTGAACCGGATGGCAATGAGCTTACTTTAACTCTAAAAAAGATAGATGTATGATTCAGATAACGACGATAGACAAGGAGGATATTTACTACCTGATTCGTAACCTTGAAGATTTCGAGAAGGACAAGGCTGTCAAAAGTGGCCTTCGGGCCGCAATGAATGTTTTCAGGGTTAAAGGAAGAAGTAATCTTCGTGCAAGGCTGCTTCACCATGGTAAGCAGACCAATCATCTGATGAATTCTTTTACAACGAGAGTCAAGAGGAATAAATTAGGCGCATTAGCTGGCTTTGACCGTCCGGGAGGTAACCATGCTCATCTGGTAGACAGAGGCACTAAGAAGCGTTACACCAAATCGGGTGCAAGTCGTGGTGTTATGCCGGGTAATAACTTCTGGGAGGATGCCCGGAATACGGAAGAGGAAAAAGCTATGCAGGCTGTTCATCAGGGAATACAAAGAGCGGTTCAACGAATAAATGACAGGCGATGAATATGTTTAAAGTGACCAACGAAGTGCGTGGTATTCTTATTAAGTCAAAGGAGATCGCAGGATATGTGGAAGATAAGATATTCCCTGTGATGGCTCCGGGGAACACCGACGGGGATTATATAATTTATCAGAGGGACGGATACAAGCAAGAATATAGTAAAATGGGAGTAGCCCGTCAGACTCCATTGGTAAATGTGATCGCCATTAGTGAGGACTACGGACGCAGTCAAGACCTTGCTTCGTTGATTTATGACTCCTTGTCCGGAGTATGGACAGATCCGGATATGCACATTAAACTTGAAGACTCTACTGAGGACTTCATTGATAATAAATACATCCAAGTTTTACAATTTTCAATTAGTTCATTATAGTTATGGCAGAAAAAAAATATGATTCGGCTAAAGACATGGTTGTCGGTGATAAGCTGATGCTTTTCGTTGAAACCGGAAAATCCCCTAGTACGCAGATAATCCCTATTGCATTTGGAACCTCATGTAGTATTGACATGAGTGCTGATACAATTGATACGAGTAACAAGATGTCAGGTAACTGGAAGGAATATCTGACAGGGCAGTTGGGATACACTGTCACCAGTGAAAGTATGTTGTCTCTGAAATCAGGTCATTTATCTTTCGTTACATTAAAGGAATTGATGAAGGAGAGAACACCGATACCTTTTGTGATAGCAAAAACGGAAGAGACAGAGGGAGACTTCCCGAAAGGAGAAGAGTATGTAAAAGGGAAAGCGATCATTACGGCTCTTTCTATGAAGGCTGACAATGGTGCGATCTGTACCAGTTCGGTAACCTTGCAGGGAACCGGTCCTTTGGAAGATGGGGTCGGTGCTTGATTTCGATATAGTTAAAAGGTGGAGGCGGTCAGAGATGGCCGCCTTTTTAAATAGTTAGAATAATGAATGTGTGTTTAATCATAGAAACGGTACTTCTTATTTATTTGGCCGTGTGTCTTATATGCCATTTCAGAAAAGGGGATACAGGCAAGCCTAAGACTTCAGAATCCGCTCCTCCGCCAAAGATCAAGGCGTTGTCAGGCAGAATGAAGTTTAAGAAATGCACCATTAAGATGATTATCCGATGGGAGCAACTGACCAAAAAGCCTTTCTCTCAAATAGACTATACCGACAAGGAAGATGTAGATGCCTTGCTTTATGTGATGAATATAGACGGCATGAAGGATATCTATACTTATTCTGTTTTCAAAACGGCCATGTCTAACGATAAAATATTTAAGGAGTTGATTTCAGACATAGAGAGAATGAGTATTATTTCTTCTCAATTCCAGAAGGCATTGGATTCATCCGGAGAGAGTGCAGCTTCGGAATCATGTTTTGTTGGCGAGATAGTAGCTATGCTGATAATGGACGGACTGGATGCTCATTATGCAATGGAGGAAATGGAGATTTATGATCTTCCCCTATACATCGAAGCGGATAATCGCAAACGTAGAGAGGCTCTGGAATCTGAAAGATTGTGGACATATATGACGATCCTTCCTCATGTAGATGGCAAGAAACTTCGTTCTGCTCAGGATATGTATCCCTTCCCTTGGGAGATCCAGGAGATGAAAGAAAAGGCTGAGGCTGAGATAAAGGCTAATGAAGAAGACTTCCGAAAGTTCATGGCCGGTGAGTTATTTGATATAAACAAAGTGAATTGGAGTAAAAGTAATTAATTATGGCGAGCAGATTATCATTCTCAATAGCATTAAATTTCTTAACCGAGAATTTTAAAAAAGGAACGAATCAGGTAAAAGCGGCATTTCGTTCTATGCAGATGCAAGTGCTTACTTTTGCGGCTGCGTTAGGTGCTGGCGGTATTGGATTAAGTAACCTTGTATCTCGTTTCATTGAAGTGGCAAAGGAATCAAGTCGGGTCACTACGGCTCTGAAGAATGTGTCCGGAACAATGGGACAATTTGCGGAGAATCAGCGTTTTCTGCTGGATATGGCTAAGAAATACGGATTGGAGATTAACGCTTTGACGGGCAACTATGCAAAATTTACGGCGGCAGCTTCTATCTCCGGAATGACGATATTAGAGCAGAGAAAAATATTTGAATCCATGTCTCGTGCTGTTACTGCCTTCGGTATGAGCGCTGAAGATAGTAATGGTGTATTCTTGGCTTTATCTCAGATGATGAGTAAGGGTAAGATTAGTTCAGAAGAATTACGCCTACAGATGGGAGAGCGTCTTCCTATTGCTCTTCAGGCTATGGCAAAAGCTGCGGGAACTAGCGTTGCCGGTCTTGACGAATTGATGAAGAAAGGCAAACTGATGAGTGCGGATGTTCTTCCTAAGTTTGCTAAAGCCTTGGATGAAATGATCCCAAATGTTGATACAGATAATCTGGAAACATCTCTGAATCGTCTGAAAAATGCCTTCACCGAGTTAGTCGATGAGGCGGATATCAAAGGCAAATATAAGTCCCTTATTGATTGGGTTACTGGCGCGGTAAAAACAGCTACAGAAAATATCAGGAGTGTTATAAATTACGCGGTTGCAGCAATCGTGGTGTTGGTAACGAGCAAACTGACTTATAATATCATATCTGCTATAGGTAAGGCTGAATTAGCCGCTAAGGCAGCAGCGCGTCGGGCTGCCAAGGATGCAGGGCAGAAGTTTGATGAAATTGCATGGAAAGCACAAAGGACGAGTGCATCCATCAAAATGGCGTTTAGTAGAGCAATGTTATCAATCAAGGTAGCTCTTACGTCTATAGGTTTTACAGCTATATTCGCCGTAATTGGAAGCATTATAGCTCATATGGTGACACTAAAACAGGAAGCTGAAAGAATAAGAAAGGTATTTTCTGATTATAAAAAAGAGGCGGCTAGTATTACGCATACTCCAGAGATTATTCAGTTAAAGGTAATTCAAGATTTATATAATAAGGCAGCAGATGGCTCTAAATTAAAAGAAAAATATCAGAATCGCATTATAGAATTATTGGGAGGAGAATTAAAGAAAAATCAAGATATTAATGATGCTGTACGCGAAAGAATTAAATTATTAGAAGCTACTGCTAAAGTCGATTTTTTCACACAAAAGAAAATAGCGGCGGAGGATAAATTAAAAGAGATATATAATAAACGTGGTGGTGAAGAGGCGTTTAATTTTCAATATAGAAATGCTATAGAGAATCAAGGAATATTAAATTTTGGTGGTCCAGCTCCGATCATAGGAGAGATGGAAGAGGCTACAGCACTTAGGAATATTATAAAAGATGCTGATGCAAATCTACGCCAATATACGGAGTATTTGGAAAAAAACAAGCCGTCTATAACGATTCCAACTGATACTACTACAGCTACTTCCACCAAGAAAACTCCTCTCCAGAAACAGCAAGAGTCATATAACAAGCAACTTGAGGAATTGGGTGCAGAGCTAGAACTTGGTAAAATTACTCAAGCTGAATACAACAAGGCATTGGGCGAACTGAATATCAAAATGTATGCTCAAGCAAAAGGAACAGGTGATAAGGATGTTCTAGGAAGTACTTATTTCCAAAGCCTTAAAACTGCTGCTGAAAAGGCGATAAGAGACCAGGATAAGAATGCTGCTCTCGTAGAATTCGAAAAGATTCAAAAGGAATACAATAATAAGGTCAAAGAGCTTCAGTCGCAAGAGTCCAAGGGGCTTATTACCCGAAAGGAACTGAATGAAAACTTAGCTTCCCTTTCTTTGGATGCCGCTAAATCGGCTGCCAGCATAAAGGGGATTGGAGATGAGGCTGATGTCTTTATTGCAGCAATGAACCTGAATGCAAAAATGCTTGCGTCTCCCATTAAAATAAAACCTCGTGACACAACCTTTGATTATAAAAAGACCAAAGTTGATATTGCTTCTGAACAACTGGAGGCGGCAAAGGAGTATGCTGATAAATTAAAGGAACAAGCCAAAAGTATGGGAAAGACTTTAGAGGATGAAGTTGCTAATGCATTGGCCAATGTCCCTACTTTGGAAAAGGCTTTAAAATTAGCTCAAGTGAAGGAGGATGTCAAGGATCTTACTAAGGAGCTTGGGCAAATGAAATGGGATGCCTTAAAAGGAACTGTATCTACTATAGATGGAGTAGCTTCTGCCTTTCAGAGATTGAAAGATGCTTTTGATCCGGAGACAGAGGCTTCAAGGTGGGAAAAACTGATGGCTATATGGAATACGATGGCAAGCGTTGTAGATGGAATATTATCGGTAGCAAAAACCATTGAAAGCATAACGGAGCTTACAAATAAATTAGCTAAGGCTAAGGAGGCGGAAGCGGCGATAGATACTGCTACTACGTCTCAAAAGGTTTCTAATGCCGCAACAGGGGCCGCCGCTACCGTTGCTGCTACGACTATCGAAAAAGAGGCTGCCAAAACGGAGGTAGCCGCTAATACGGCCAAGGGAGCTAGTGCGGTTGGAGCAAGTGCTGCAAAAAAACTGCCTTGGCCTATAAGCCTTATTGCAATCGGTGGGGCAATAGCTGCCGCTCTAGCATTGTTTGCCGCTATCCCTAAGTTTGCACGCGGAGGAGTTGTGACTGGTGGGCCATCATCTGGAGATAAAATGCTGGCCCGTGTCAATGCTGGTGAAATGATACTTAATCAGGGGCAACAATCCCGCCTGTTTGAAGCGATTAATTCTGGAAGATTGGGTGGAGGTGGAAATATATCTTCATCAGTCACTACTAGAGTAAGAGCTAAAGACTTGATTCTTACCATTAATAATGAACTTAAATCACAAGGAAAGAAACCTATATCATGAGTTACGGACTAATATACACGATACCATTTGCCACAATTGATAATATCCCATGTGTGGTTGAAATAGAAAAAGACAACTATTCGGGAGAAGTTATGGAACTAAAGGGTGGTAATTCTCCATTTACAATTGACATTGCAGATGATGAATTTCTCTATACCCCTATTCGGTTCAGTACTGCAACAATTCGTGTAGTAGGTAGTGATTATTTGCAGAGTTTGTTTACTACAGCTTATCAAGAGTACCGAGTTGTTTTTAAAAAGAATGGAATAGTAACATGGATTGGTTTCATCAAACCTGAAATCTATACACAGGACTATACTTCAGATGTATTTGAATTGGAGATGGAGTGCATGAGTGCCATGTCTACCCTTGAGTTTATTGATTATGAAGTAGAAGGTAAAAAGAAAGAATTTGTTTCATTATGGTATTTGTTGAAAAGATGTATAGAAGCATCTTCTGCAAATTATAACGCTGTATACCTCCCTTATGTTTATGCGAAAAGTGAGAAAGAATATTTATCTGGCAGTAACATACTATATGATATGAGGGTTAGCGAACAAAACTTTTTCGATGAAGGTGGAAAAGCCATGAAGTTGAAAGAGGTTTTGGAAGAAGTATGCAAATTCTTAAACTGGACTTGCGTAGACTGGAAAGGAGAACTGTACTTCGTAGATTTGGATCATGATGGAGTATATCATAAATATAATGTTACACTAACGGAAAAAGAAGATGTAGAATTTAATAGTATTACGATACAAAATATCGGTTTCGCCGGTTCCGATCATTCTATGGATGTTTTGCCCGGATATAATAAAGTGACAATCAAATGCAGTAATTATCCAATTCCTGAGACTTTGAATTTCAGTGTGGATTATGACGATTTAGATCAATTGGTCACTTTGCCGGATATTGTATCTGGAGATGATGTTTCACATCGCCTGCTCTTGAATCCCGGTGATTTGGATATGTATCAATACGAACAGTTCGCACATCGTGTAGACATAAACGGATATAAGAATAATGTAGAGGCGGAAAACCTACTAGGTGCTATTCCTATGCGATATTGTAACTACAAAATGGTTGATAAGGATGGAGGGAAAGTTCCAGATATCACAGAGTATAATTATACCGATATAATAAGAGTGAGATTAAAAAATAAAGATGGAATAGTCTTAGGAGGATATGTTCCTGTTTTTATATTGAGGAGTCCATGTGTTGCTTATCCTCCCGGAGTATTTTGCATTAATGCCTCTGTAAAATACTTCCAGAATGAAGAATTATCTCCTTTGTCAAAAGATCGATGGGGAGGAAACTTAATGATAGGTACTAAATTGTTCATTGGTAATACAGATCTTACGACGGATGATCCAGTACTTGGTAATAACTTGTATAAATGCACATATATATCCTTTGGGGCATACGAGGATGGAGACTATAAAGCTATAATCAATGACAAGAAATTGAATGATCCTTATCAAGGTGCATCAGGTAAAATGATATATTCTTCTCTTACTGGAAGTGGAGTGACAACAGGAGAATTGGAGTTTCAATTGTTAGCTAGCATGTATCCGTCTGAAGTTAACAAGTATGGAGTGTTTTTACAAAACTTCACTGTAAAATTCATCCCCAGAGATGGAGAGGATACTACATCTAATTCGGATCGTATTTACGAAAATGTCATTAATGAAAACTATATTAATGAACTTGATGAGATTGAGTTGAAAATTAGTTCATACAATCATGATGGTGCATGTTATGGAAAAGTTGTATTATGGACCGATTATTTAAGAGATGATCTTTATTCATACATAGAAGGAACTACCGTGCGTCCGGAGGAACAGCTTATTCGTAGAATAATCAACCGCTATAATGCCACCCGTGTAAAACTAACTCAAGTGATAAAAGAATCATCAGATATTACTCCGTTATCTCGTTTGTCTGACAATTATATGGTTAATAAAAGATTCATTAATGCAGGCGGGTCTATCGACTACAAGATGAATCGTTTTCAATGTGTAATGATAGAGATATGAGCAGTAATATCATAATAAAAACAAGGGCTATTCCGGCTAGTTCGAGATCGAAGGATTATCGAACTGGTACTGTTGTGCGTACAGGTGGTGGCGGAGGAGGTTCTTCTTCATCCGGTGGTATTTCTGGGGATGTAGGATTAAGTAAGGATATTCGTGTAAATGCACCCAAAACAGGTTATGTGAATCCGGGAGATGTCTTGAGAAAAGGTATGGGATATGAGCAGATATTCAGAAAGATGCTTTATGCTCCGATGCCGGCTACTCTTGTCGGGAAAATATCGACGGCTAATGACGTTGAATTTGGTTCTAAAAAAGGAGTTTTAACCTATACTGCTACCCGTAATGATAACGGAGCGATGACTAAGGCCTTCTACGACAATAATGAAGAAAATATCCTGGATTTTTCTGAAGAGGACAATAATGGCGTACAGATTGCGACAAGAGAATTGGAAGGAAACTATACAAAAGAAGAAACATACTTTGCTACAGTCATGTACGCTGCCGGAGAGGATGAAGATATTAAGGATCTGACATTGACAAATAAGATAAGTGTCAATGTTTACCGTAAGTGGTTTGCCGGTATTTGTGATTCTGTACCTCAAACATCGGATGATGTACGTAATTTGAAATCAAGTGGCTTATATATAAAGGCGGGAACGTATAAGTTTCCGGTAGATAAATGGAAGAAAATAGCGGTTTGTACCCCTGCTGATGTGGTTACTGAACTGACGCTAACTGCTTATCCGGGTAATTTTATAGAGGATACAGGGATCACTACTGGTCCAATAACAATATCTGTTGAAGGAGATAATAAGAGTGCTGCGATTGATTATAAAATGTGGGTTGTTCAGACTTCGGGATTGAATGATGCCGATACATTTACTTTTAAAACCGCATAGAAATGGTTAAGATAAACGGAAGTAGTTTTGCGTTACAATACAAAAGAACGACAGGAAGACCTATTGATTCTACGGCAACTTTCAAAACATTGGAAGATGCAACATCGTATGCCCGCAATACGGACGCGGAAGAATACTTTCCTTATCCAGCCCAGATAGTTTCTGTAGAGTCGGATGGGAGTGTATATAAATTGTTGAAAGATGAAACTATATCGGAAGCGGATGGACGGAAGCATTATAAATTGTCTCCAATGATGACCGGGGATGATGCTGATGACAAATATCTCAGCAAAGTAGAAGATGACTCAGCTAAAGGTCTTATTACTTTCTTGGCCGGCATTGATGTAAAAATCAAAGCCGTTGTTCAGAAGTTAGTTGCTGAAGACGCAACTTTCTCAAAGGAAATATCATCAAAAGACTATGTACAGAATCTCATCGGCTGGATGATTTCTCCCGATGGTCATATTGATGCGAAATCGCTCCATCTCCGAGACTTTCTTGAGGTTCCGGAGCTTCGCTATAACCGCGTATCAATAACTTCGGGAGAAGATTGGCTTGCTCCCGGTGGTGGCATTATTGAATCCGTAAATGAATCTTCTCAGACTCTGACTTTGAAGCTGGAACCGGGAGAAGTTGCAAGCCTTGCGGTAGATGACATTTGCAAGGGTATATTCAACAACAGCACAGGATTCCAGACTTCTTATTTCCGCATAACTCAAAAGATAAGCAATTCGGAGTTTAAATATACTCTCAGAAGCGGCTATTCATATCATCCTCAGAAGGCTATGCATTTTGTGGCATATGGCAATTTCACGAATGCGGAACGCCAAAAATCTGCTTATTCTACAAAGGACTATAAACGCTATCTCGCAGGAGTAAATAACTGGGAGATTACCTCTTCTATGGTCATGATGCAACTGGGGGACTTGTCTAATCTGGTCATTTCAGGATTGGATTTGTCCGGATACAGTGCATACCTTCGCAACGTATATATGACCGGTACGATTAAACAACTTTCGCAGGATGGTACTACGGAAGTCCTTGTCCCCGCATTTAAGGGGGAATGGAAGGCTGGAAAGTATTGGTATTACGATGAAGTTACCCATAATGGCAGCACGTGGATATGTATTGAACCTAGTACTACGCAGGAACCGTCTGACTCTTCTACGGATTGGTTGAAAGAAGTATCTAAGGGGGACCCGGGTACTCCGGGAAAAGATGGTGTAGGGGTACAAGATGTGGATGTGCTTTACTATCTTTCGACTTCCTCTAGCACCTTAACAGGTGGTTCATGGTCAACTACCGCTCCGGCATGGGTAAATGGGAAATACATGTGGAGTAAAACGAGAGTGATTTATACTGATGGTTCGACAACGGAAACAGACCCTGCTTGTATTACCGGTTCAAAGGGGGCTAATGGAACCGATGGAAGTAACGGAGAAGATGGAAGGGGGATAACTAGTATCGTTGAACAATACTATCTCTCGACTTCCTCTAGTTCTTTGGTTGGCGGATCGTGGTCGACTACTGCTCCGGCATGGGTAAACGGAAAGTATATATGGACCAGATCAGTAATCACCTATACCGATAGTTCATCGACTACTACGGATGCTATTTGCGTCACAGGAGCGAAGGGAGAAACGGGTATAGGAGTGAAGAGATACAGAGAACAATATTACCTGTCTACGTCCTATAGTACGCCGGCAGGCGGATCATGGTCGTATAATGTACCAAGCTGGACAGATGGTAAATTCATGTGGACGCGAACTGTTGTCACTTATACCGATAATACAACTTGGACGAGTGATCCGGTCTGTGTAACAGGGAGTGCCGGACCTTCCGGTAAGGGGGTAAAATCTTTTGAGGTTCTGTATTATCTCTCAACTTCTTCCAGCACCTTAACAGGTGGGTCGTGGTCTACGACTGCTCCTAAGTGGGAGGATGGCAAATACATATGGACTAAAACTAAGGTTACTTATACTGACAATACGACATATGAAAGCAGTCCGGCTTGCTTGACGGGCGGACAAGGAAAGACCGGCCTTCCGGGAGCTATGCTTCGTCCTCGTGGCGAATGGAAGCCAAATACTGAATATTACCATAATGATGCGTTTATCGATACTGTCATCTATAATGGTAATAACAAACTCTGTAAGGTAACTCATACATCTACTTCTACGTTTGATTCTACTAAATGGGATGAATTCAATGAATTTATTAATGTTGCGACAAACGTATTGCTAGCCCAGAATGCGACTATAGATGTGCTTGGCACTTCTGGAATATTTGTTGGCAACCTTGAAAAGACGCAGGGATGGATGATAACTGAAGGTGCTATAAAACACAATCAGACAGGTTTTGAATTAACTGCTGAGGGTGGAATAAACACAGCTAACGGAAAGCTGGTGTTGACTTCGAATAGTACCGTAATCCGTACCAATACCGGTAAAGATATCGCTTTATTTAAAGAAGTGGACGGTGTACCTATGATTGATGCAAAAAATATCAATACAGAAAACTTAGTGGTAACATCTGGAGCTATTCTAGGAGGATGGGAGATAAAGGATAATAATATAGTGTCTAGAGATATAGCTGATGCAAAGATTCTTTTAGAGGTTAGCGGTACTCGTTTTTTGCGTATTAATGAGTATGGAGGAGTTTCCTCTCAAGGGGCATATCCTTTTTTGTCTATACGTAATGATAATCAGGACTGCATTAACCTAAGCACGTATGGTAAAGGAGGAGTTGCGTTAAGAATTATTGCTAACACTTCTGGTGGTGGGGCTATAGAAAGTTACGGATCGCATTTATTCGGTCAACGTCGATACGAAAAGTGGGATGCTCCCGGCGTATTATGGGCTGGACGTATTTCATCAGGAGGTGGTATATCTGATAGATGGGGAGATGGATGCTATGTTTCTAGTGTTAACAGAACTGATACGGGTAACTATGTTTTTCGGCATGAATTAGGTCACACTAATTATTTTATAATAGCTACAGGCGTAAACGAAAATTGGACTCTTTGTATAATATCAGACAAACAGGCCAATACTTTTACCGTCAAGACATTCCATAAAGATCAAGGATGGATTAACAGTGCATTCGAGGTAGCGGTAATAGGTAGAAATAGAAAATAAATATAAAAGCTTATGAAAATAGACTTTAGAACAATCGAAGTAGAGGATATCGAAGGGAATAAGAGTACCGTCGATTACAGCAAAGTTTTTGGCAATGCAATATTTCAAAAGACAGGTGATATTGGTGAGTTAGAAATAGCAAGAAAAATCTATCTTAATGGCGTGGTCGATTTAACTCCAGAACAAGCGGAATCTTTAAAGAAATATGCAGAGCTTTTTGTTCGGGCTATTGATCGTTTGTCGGTTATTAATGCTCTATCGCAGTAATAGTAATTATTTTAATTATAAACAACAAAGTTATGATTTTGACACTACTATCATTATTGGTTTTCGCATCTTATGTTGGTGTGATGATTTACAAGACAAAGGGTATCCCTTATTCTATTTCCGATACCTATTACATTCTGAGTAACAGGTATTGGTTCGGTATATGCATGATTCTCCCGTCTTTGCTTTTGCTTCCGGCCGCACTGGATGCAAGTACAGAAAACAGTCAGTTTTTAATCTTTCTTTCTGTTGTCGGAATGATCGTATTGGGAGTATCTCCAAATTTTAGAGGAGCTCACAAGAAAGCTCATATAGCCGGTGCGGTGATGTCTCTTGTATTCTCTCAGATATGGGTAGGCTGTAATTCGTGGTACTGGTTGCTGCTTTGGGCTGCATTTCTAATCTACGCGATAACGTTTGTAATCAAGAACTGGTCTGGTAATCTTATATGGGACCTGACGGCATGCAAGTCTATGTTTTGGATTGAGGTAATCTCGTTGTTAACTGTTTATTTAACTTGTTTGGTATGAAAGAAGCAATAGTACATGCAACAACAGGAGGATTTGCGGCAATTGCAACCGCTTTCGTCATTGAGTCTCTTCAGAACATGATTCCTTGGCTAATCGTATCATGTGCGGTGATATTATGTGACCTTGCATTTGGAGTAAGGAAAAGCATGTTGATGGGTGAGAAAGTACGTTTCTCTCGTGCGATTCGTGCTACTATGGGAAAGATGGTTACTTATTTTGCTTTTGTCTGCATGGTCTGCATGATCACAGTAGCAAGTCATAGCGAATATCCTATTGATGTGTATTCCTGCTTATTGGTATGCTTCATCGAAGGGTGTTCGATTGTCGGAAATATATTGAAACCAAAGGGGATCAATATAAATGTAATTGGAGCTTTGGGAGTCTTTGGAAAGAAGGTATTCAAGGTTGACAAAGAAGATGTGAGAGACATAATTCAAGAAGAAAATCATGAATTGGATCAAAGAAAGTAACCGTCCTAAGCACCTGCTTTATGCTATCCCGGCAGGTGCATTGCTTACCATCTTGTTTGTCGCTGGGCTGGCGGCCGGCATGGAATTCAAGGACAAGGCCTGGGGTGGCAAATGGGACTGGCTTGATATTGCTGCAACATTGATTGGAGGTCTTATCGGTCAGGCTATTCAGATATTAATATTGATTTTAATTTTATAGGAGGAGAATATATGAGTTTACCAAGAGGCCTTAGAAATAATAATCCGGGAAACATCCGGATCACAAAAGACAAATGGCAAGGATTGAGAGACAAACAGGAAGATAAGTCCTTCTTCCAGTTTACGGAAATAAAGTGGGGATACCGGGCGTTGATCCGTACCTTGCAAAACTACCGTAAAAGACATGGTTGTCAAACCATTGCGGATTTCATCAAAAGATGGGCGCCGGAGAACGAGAATAACACTGCCGGATACATCAACCGTGTATGCAAGGAGATGCAGGTTCCAAACACATACATCCCCGACATCAACGATAAGGCAACAATGTGCGCTTTTGCGGCCGCTATCTCCCAGGTAGAAAACGGTGTTCTTGCGGTGATGTCCGATGTCGAAGCCGGATGGAATTTATTATAAACTAAAAATAGAGGAGAAATAATCATGGACTTACAATTTACAAAAATAGAAGATAAGGATTTGTACGCTGCCGAAGCAGTAGTGAATGCTGATTTCAATATCCATCTTGAACGAACCGCAGCAAGTCGCTTGAATATCTTTCAGCGTACTCCCACGGAAGGTGATTTTGAACCGGTATATCTGCCATCCAATGTACAGAATAACACCGGAAAGACTTTTGACTGTGATTTCAGTGCCTTAGTCTATCCAAAGACAATCCGCATCGAGAGCTATACAGAAGTAACAACAGGTATCTTAACGGAGGCAGAGTAATGCTAAACAGGTTATCCTTAAACAAGCTAAGCCTTAACCGGATCGATTTGAATCGAATCGGTGGCCGGGATGTAGGGGTATCCGCCCGTCCCTACATCGACCCCGAACTACTCAGCCATGTCAAGATGGCCATCTCCACCTGGGGCAAGACCAACGACGACCCCGACCGGGCTGTTTTGAAGGACTTGTCCGGCACCGGGAACGACATGCGCCTGCTTAACTTCGGATTTGCGGGGAATAGTGGG